TAGTTGCGGGAAGCAAAGACGCCCGCCGCGAAGATGCCGCCGCTGTAGGTCGTCTTGACCAGCGGTCCCTTGTTGGCGATCAGCGTGCCGGTGGCGTTGGCCGTCGGCGTGCCGGTCATGGTGTATTGGAAGGTGGTGCCGCTCGGCGAGCTGATGACGAAGTCGCCGTTGTAAAGCGCAGCATCCACGCCGGTTGCCCCACGGATGTTGACTGTGGGCGTCCCGGTGTAGCCATGCGCGGCGGTTGTGGTCACGGTGGCGAGCGTGCCGCTGCGGGTGATCGTGCTGATGGCCTTGTCCGCCGCCAAGTCGAAGGACAACGTCATCGGCTCGTCCGCCGTTGAGATGGCATCGGCCAGCCGCTTGGCGCCCTTGCGGGTTGTCGCCACGCCACGGTCCAACCGCATATTCACGCTGTCCTGCAACATGCCAGCCGGCAGCGTCACAGGATTCAAGCGGCTGGCGAAGCCGATGAAACCGGCATCGCCATCGCGTAGAACTGGACTTTCAAGGGGCATTACTTGCTGGTTAAAACGTAAGAAAGGGTTTTCGCGTTGTTCCGCTTCATCTCCGACTCAACGAGCGTGATGAAGGCGGGCCACTGGGCGGGCGGCAGGGTCTGGCAGCCTTCGCTGCTCACGCTTCGGCTGCTTCCCTTGTGGACGTTGATGCCAAACCATCCGGTCTCGGTCTGCCCGCCATCGCGGTTGACTGTGACAGGACCGCCTTGGACCAGAGCCTTGTAAGGGTTGCCGCTCCGAAGGCCGTGCTTGCCCAATTTGTAGCGATAGACGCCGGGCTTGAGGCTGGCGTAGCCCTTGCGGACCTTGGGATTGATCCCGTAGCCGCCGGGATCGACGTTGGCATTGAAGGCGGCGTGGACGTTGGGCGAAACGAGGATGATGGCGTCGTCATAGATTCCCCGGTCGTTCGTTCCCTTGGCGCCCATCGAGTCCCGATAGTATCCTCTGATACCAACCAAGCACACCGGATCACTGACGCCGGCGGACTTCAGTTGCCGCTCGGTATCAATCCGTTTTTGCTGTGGCCGGTTTTTGGGGATCACTTGCTTGGTTTATCAACGATGCTAATTCCGGCTGGCCAATTCAGCGGCGGCGGCTTCCACGGTCACTGGCCCGACATAGCCGTCGAGCTTGAGGTGCTGGCCACGGCCGTGCGTGTTGAGCAGGGCTTGGATCTGCTTGCCGTAGTCCTTGAGGATGTTCGCGGGGAGCTTTGTGACGGCAATGTCAAGGATGCCCCACACGATGCCGGCGACCACCACCTCGTTCACGCCCAAGGCGGCGATGTCGAGGCCGGTCTGGCGGGCGATGTAAGTAATCGCAGCGGCGGCGGCTCCGGTGACCAGCTTTTGCAGGATCGGCCCGCCACGGCTCAAGAGCAGGCGAACGAGTTGTTTTTCGATAAAGGTTTTCATTCCGGTTTTCTCCATTCCTTGTAGCTGCTGATCAGCTCGCCCACGTTCGGGACGTAGGTGATCATAATTTTGACGCTGCCCCAGTCGCCCGGCTCCGCGCTGGCCGTCTTGACCGGCGGCAGCGGAAGGCTCACGCATCCACCAAGGACGAGTGCGACAGCCAAGCCGAAGGCGAACTGGGGGCGGCACCGCATTAGAGTCGGGCGTTATTGTCCTTGGCGTTGATCAAGCCCCAGCCGGCAAGCACCGAGGCCACGATCAGGCCGAGGTCCGGCAGGCTGTCGGTGGCGAGGTATTCCTTCGTGCCGGTGGCCAAGGCGATCAGGATGGTGAGTGCGCCGATTACGTTTGTTTTCCAGTTTCTCATTTGTTTGCTTTCTGTTTTCTCCGTAGGTCGTGGAGGACCGAAATTAGTGTGACCACACCGACCGCGAGGCCAATGACAAGGCCGGCCACGCGCAGGTAGACCTCCAGCTGCGAGACCATGCTGACGGCCGCGCTGCCGATGCTGGCGAAGGTGCCCAGCGCGCCCCGCTCGACAGTCGAGAGATGGTTTTGCAGCAGACTCATGGCTACTTGCGGTAAGCGATGAGATGGCCCGAGTGCAGCTTGATGCTGGTGAAGAAGCCGTCGATGGTCGTGCCAGCCTTGATCGTGTGCGCGGAGCCTGACGAGGCATTGGCGGCTCCAGTCAGATTGCCGGTAAGCACCTCAAATTTGGCGTCGGTCATCACGTCGATGCTGACGAATTCGCCGGTGACGGCGTCGGTGTTGGCGATGCTGACGGCGCCGGACGTGCGGTTGGTGATGCGGTTATTAGGAAATCCCATAGGTTTTAGTATTTGGTTAGTATTGGTTGACTCGGGCCGACCACCTTTGCGTCTGCCCCTGTTGAAAAACGTATTTGTCCCGCTCGCTGATTAGCTCGGCTTCGGCCTTTTGCTCCATGAGCGTTGACTTATCGAGCTGCCCGTCCTCCTCCAGCAGCGAGGCCGTCAGCATGTAACCGACCGCCTTGGCCAGCACCGCCGGCACGGTCGCCGTAAGGTTGCTCGCCGTGTAGGTGTCTGGGCGCAACCGGTAGCGGACGTAAACAGTTGTCGGCAGGTCGGTGCCCTGCGGAAACCGGATGGCATCGCCGAGCAGCGTGTAGCCGATCTCGCGGGGCGCGACATGGGTGTTCGGGTTGTCGCGGAGGACACTAAACACGGCGTCCATCGGCGTCTGGCCGGCCTGCGCGTAGTCAATATAATAGCCATTGGTCGCATCGCCCTGCACCGTGCGGCTTTCCACGCGGCACAGCTCCGGCCAGTCGGCCCACTCCCAGCACTGGGCGATGGCTTCGTTCGCCGCCGCGACGAGCATGGTGCGGGCGCCGGTGGGCACGTTGGCGATGTCGCTGGCGTCGTTGCCGACACGTTGCCAGGCGCGGAGCAATATAGACTGTAAGGTTACGGTCCTCATTGTTCGCTTAGATCGGTGACGGCCTCGGCGCTGGCTTCTTCAAAGCTCGCCGCAGGGCTTCCAAAGTTGGCCGCTGGTGCAGCGACAGGATTCATCGCCCAGCCAAGCATCACGGTTTCCAGCCACGTTTTGCAGGACGACATCTTCGGGCCGAGGGGCTTGCCTGTTTGGAGCAGGGCCATTTCAAGGCGGCTCAGAGCGGCGATTTGGTAGGGGGAAAAGTATTGGCTGACGATTTCTTCGGCGGTCTGCGCGGGCGGCGGGACTTCGACGACATTCCATGCGCGGGTGACGGTGCGGCTGTCGGTGTCGATCACTTCGGTCTTTTCCAACCGCTGCGTAGCAGGGTCGTACGCAGGCTGATCCTCCTGCACCACGGACATCTCCAACAGATGCGCGTCGAGGCCGACCACTGGCTCGTCGTCGATGCGGGGCCATGGGAGGAGGCGTTGAGTTTGGGTGTCGTAGAGGAGTTTCATAGTTAAATTGTCACGCCCCATTTAGTTGCCAAATAGCTTTCAATCGAATCCCGCTCCGTGGTCGTAATACTGCTGCCATAGATTAAAAGTTCGCAGACGTAGCCGTCGCTTACCTCAAACCCGCCACCGTGACGGTAGTTAAATTCAAAGTTGGCCCAGTTTGCATTTGTGGCTGCGATGCCCAGCACTGACAAAATGTTGGTTGATGAGCCGCGAGCCGTCAGCAAAGCGCCGCGTGTTGCTGTTGTGGCGGCACCGTTGACGCGAAACCCCGTGACGGTTGCCAGTCCGCCATTTGGAGCACTTCCGTTTCCGCTTTGCGTCGCATCAAGATATGTAGAGTTGCTCGTAGACCCCGACAAAAAAAGATAGGTGGAATCTGCTGTCTGCGAGACCGAGAAAACATTAACGATGTCGGCGGCTCCGAATGTTCCGCCTGTTCTGGTAATATGCTGCAAGCCAACGAAACGAACGGCATCTTTGGAATTGACCGCCGAAGTAACCCGCGTTGGACGGCCCGAGGTAGCTCTGGTGAAATGACGCCCGTTTCCGCTTTTGTCCTCCCACCGATGCACATCGCCATTGTTGGCGGGCAAGATGCCGCCGCTGGTGGCGTCAAACAACGTGGTGTCGTCAGACGCATCGAGCCAGATAGCCAAGCCGCTCACATCGGACGGCGAGAAGGTTTTGGTGAAGCTATAGGGATTGATGACGAAGGAACTCATTAGGCGCGGGTTCCTTTTAGAACGACCTTCAGCCCTTTGCCTGCGACGGTTGAGCCGATCTGGTCGATGTCGATGGTGACTTCCGCGTCATCGGCCAGCGCGGTGTCAGAGATGACAGCGGCAGTCGCGGCAGTGGTCGAGGTCAGTTCGCTTGCGTCGATAGACAGCTTGGTCGAAAGGATCGTGCTGCCGCCTTCGTTGATGTCTACGATGAGCGTGCTGCCTGTGGGAGCCGTGTTGACCGAGGCGCGGACGCTGGAGAGCGTCATGGCGTAGGGCATTCTGAATGTGACTTTGGCGGTGCCTGTCGTGAGGTTGGTCGTCTCGTCCGAGCAGGCAATGACGAGTTCGGCGGATGCGCCGACAAGGGAGGTGAGCGCGATGGTTCCGCTGGCGTCCGGCACGGTCAGCGTGCGGGTGCTGCCAGGGGTTATCGCAGACAAGCTAAACGCGAGGCGGTTTGTGGAATTGCCAGAGGCTGGTTCGGTGACTTGAAACGCAGAGGAGGCAAACGTGGGGCCGAGGCCGCTGTGCGTGTGGCTTTCGACCGTGCCGACCGTCCACGCACCGGAGGCGTAGATGAACGTGCGCTGCTCGCCCAGGACCATCGCTACGCTTACCGTGAAATTATACTGGCCGGTGCGGACGTTGAGGGTTCCAGAAGTTAGGCCGACGCACGCCACTTCCAGCCGGTCGCCTTCGGCGTTGCCGGTGGCGGGCAAATAGACAGCGGTGCCAGATCCGCCGCCGGTGCTGTTGACCAGCACCCGCTGGTTGCGTGCGGCAGTGAGTTGGTGGTCGGTCGAAACGGTGATGCTGCTGACGGATTGGAGGAAACCAATGGTGCCAGACGCCGAGGGCGCAGTTAGCGTGACCGTGCTGGCCGTGGGCACGTTGGCGCCGACATTGAACTTAAGATTTTTCGTCGCGTCCGTATCGTCATAGACGATAAACTCACTGTCGTTCATCACCGAGGGCAGCGTGCCGACAAACTGGTAGTCGGTGTCGCGGGAGGCGCCGACCGTGCTGACACGAATGTAGATGCCGGCCTGCTTGTAGGTGCTAAACGGCCAAGTGCCGGAATTGTTTTTCACCAGCCAGCGACTATTGAGCGCAGCGGTGCTGTCCAGCGGGAGGTCGGCGTAGGCGTCTACCTGTCCGGCGAACGGCGCAGCATCGCCTCCTCCGGTGAGGTCGAAGTTGCCGGTAAAAGGATTGAATCCGAAGGCCATTAGCTGCGGGTCACGGTGGCAATCTTGGCGTCATTCGCTGTCGGCGTGCCGCCAACGTAGGTGAAGGTGAGCGTGGCGACCGTTTGGGCGCCTTCCTTGTAGACCACGGTGGAGAGGTTGTTGGTCGTGGAGACGTAATTCAGCTCGACGGCGTTATGCTGGGGAATATTTAGACCGGCGATGTTTCTGACTGAGACGTTGGGGTGCATGGGTTAGGCGGCGGGTTGTTGCGGTGCGCCCATTGCCATCTGGGACTCCTGCTGCATCTTTTGGAGCGCAGGCTGGGCGCCGGTGCGGCCGATGACGGCGTTCTGTTGCTGTTGCAACTGGAATTGGAAAGCCTGCGCGCGGGCGTCGATCATGCTGCGGAAGATTTCGTCTTGCTGATACCGCTGCTGGACGGCGGGGTTGCTCTGGATGATGGTCTGCAAGGTTTGCAGGCGGACTTGGGCGTTTTGGCCACCCTCCTTGAGCGGCGGTTCGGTGCCTGCGGCGATTTTTGCGAAGGCTGTTTGTTCGTCTTCTTGCTCGGCCTGGGTAGCGGCGCCGATGTCTTTGATGAGGATGCCGGCGAGATTTGGGTCTACTGCCTGCATCATATACTGGACCAAGCCGACTCGATCGATAACGCCGAAGCTGTCCAGGGGAACCAGGACTTTGGCGAGGTAGTCTAATTTGGCGCCTAGTGCTTCGGAGTCGAGCAGCCGGGCGTCGAACTCGCAGGTCACGTCGAAGCGGCCGCGGATGTCGGCGGGGCTGGCAACGAGCGGGAGATTGGGGTTGCCGGTGACGCGGGCGACTTCTTCCGCGGTCATATACTGCTGACAAAGAGCGAGCGTCTGGACGAGGCAGAGCTTCATGTCCAAGAGCCAGCTATCGACCAGCTCTTGGGTGTGGAGCATGTAGCGTTGCGGCGGGACGGCTTCGCTGATGCGGCCGAAGTAGTTGTCCACATCGTTACGGATGGACATTTCGACTTCGATGCTGCCGGCGTCGGGCTGCGGCGGGTTCATCCAAGAAATCTCGCCGGGGCGGCGCTCGGGGATTTGCACGCCCGGTCCCATGATGAGGTCCATCTTGCCGCGCGCGGCGGGCGTTTTGAGCGGGGGCAAGGTGACGATGCTGGCGCGGTCGCCTCTCATGTCCCTCTGGATTTTGACTTCTTCCTGGGCGGTCTGGACAATCTCCGGCACGCCGCGGGACTCAAGGATAGGGCGCGAGGCGCGTTCGCGGGGCAGCTCGACGAAGGGATAGAGCGCGTGCGCGTAGGGCAGGATGTCGTGGACGGCGGTGCGATCCGGGACGTGGTAGCTGAGGACGGTGCGGGTGACGCGCATCGCCTTGGTGCGGTCGTCGTGTTCTTTCCTGTAGACGTGCCAGATCTCGATCATGTCCCTTTGATGGTCGTAGAGGAACTGGTCGCTGCGGTGGAGGTTCAGCGAGATGCGGCGGATGTCGCCTTTCTTCTCCACGACTTGCTCGACCCATTTGTCGTCCCACCCCTCGACAGCGGCACGCTCGCGCAACTCCGGTTCGGTCATTAGCTCGCGTCGGGCAACGAACGCGGCACGCTGTAATGAGTAGGTCTGGGCGGGGAAGATGATGTCTTCCCAAGGCTCGAGCGCGGTCCACTGGGGTCGGCTTTCAAAAACGTAGGGTTGCTCCCATTCAACGAAGCCTTTCTCGCGGAACTGGCGGACTTTGGCAGTGGTGCCGAGTTCCGGGATGACTTCGCCCATGAGTTGGGCGGCGAGTTCTTCTTGCTCCGGGTCAAGGACGACCTCGAGGAGGGCTTGCAGGTTGGGATCTTGGGACTCCTGCAGCATCATCATGGCGTCTTCCATGGAGAATGACTTGATCTCGGTGCGGGTGGTCTTGATCCAGTCCACCGCCATAACGGCGAGGCCGTAGGTCTCGCGGAAGTTGGCGGCGAGCTGCACTTCGCGCCGGAGGTCATCCAGGACGTGCTGGAAGAGGAGCCATTTCAACACACTTTCTGCGGCGGTGCGTTTGTCGATGTCCATGGACTCGACGGGCTGGACTTGGACGCGCGCCTTGAAGAAGGCGTTGGTCAGCATGGCAACGTGGTCGCGGACGATGGTGTCGGCCATGCGGACGCGCGAATCGAGGGACTTGTCCCAAGGGAACGGGCGCTTGCCGAGGGCTTCTTGGTGCTTGCGGCCGTCGTCGGTCTGGCCAGCCCAGATGCAGAAGCGGGTGTTCCAGTTGCGGAGCTTGCGCTGGACGTAGCCGCTGCCATCGGCGTCGGCTTCATCGATGTCCGAGAGAATCTCGGAGATTTTGTCGCGGTCGGGTGCTTTGATCATTTAGGGGACAAGCACCGTGGTGCGGCGCGGGGTGTAGTGGACGGCGGTCTCGGGGTGGCGCTTTTTGAAGTCATCGCGCCAACCTTTGTCGGCCCAGCAGCCGGGTTCGGTTTTTTCCCAAGCCCAGTAGACATCGGCGTCGATGCTCATGGTGTGCTGGCCGATGCCTTCAACAGCGCACTGCTCGAGGCGCTCGTTGGCCTGCGCGATGCGCTGCTGCTCAAGGCCGGCCATGACGGCTTTGGCGTTCCAACCTGTGAGAAGTTCCTCTTTTACGAGGTGGGCCATCTCATCGCCCAGGTCGTTGGCGATGCCGGTCCAGAGTGAGTCGGCCATCCTGAAAGCTGCGGCGCCCGGAGACGCCGCAGGTGATTCAAGACTTGGTCTGACTTAGAGCGCGTTGACGTTGGCGATGTGGAGGAAGACCTCCAGCTCGCCGGTGTTGTGATCCGCAAGGCTGTCGCCAGTAGTGCAAGCGAAGGCCGCTTGGATATACTTGGGCGAGGCTGCCGTGCCGTCCACAAACACGAACGGGGTCGCAGAGGGGTTGACCTTGTAGAACACTTCCGTGCCGCTGGGGTTCAACTCCTGAGACGTGATGAACGCATCGTCGTCAGCGGTCGTGTCGTTGTGACCAATCTTCACCGTGGTGGTGATGGTCGCAGCGTCCGAGCTGTCGAACACAGCGGTCAGGTTTGTTGCTGCGGCTTTGACAACCGTGCCGGCAACGACAGGGATCAAATTGATCGTCTGGGCGTCATCGGTGTCGCTGAGGTCGTTGTGGTCGAGGATGACCTTGTGCGTGTAGCCAAAGGCAGCTTTGCTTTCGTAGGGCAGTTCGTAGACTTTCATTTTAAGTTTGTTCCTTGGTTAATGATTAGGCTGCGAGCGCCACGTTGGCGGTGAACTTGCCCTGGGACTGCGGGGCCAAGCAGGTGACCGAAGCGATAGCATCGATCAGCGCGCGGGGGCCGCCGCCGAGGTCAGGGAGTTCGCGCATGGCCGGACGCTTGGCGAAGCGGACTTCGCACTGGTCCATGTTGAGCACCAGACCGGACGAGTTTTTCGCCGTGTCGCTGGAGTTGTTCTGACGCAGATACAGCGAGGGCAACAGACGGAGCGTGCCGAAGTCGCCTTCAAACACATTCACAGCACTGACGATCTTCTTGGAGTCGGCAGAGGTGTTGAACGTGCGGATCGACAGGCCAGCGCCAGCCGCGCCGGTGCTGAAACGAGTGTACTCGGTGAAGGTGCGCTTGAGCGAGGGTCCGCAGAGGAGCACCATGTCGTCGATCTGGCCGGTCTGCGAGTAGATGCTCTGGAGGAGCGTCTGCACCTGAGACTCGGTCGGAGCGGCGTTGGTGTCAACGCTGGCGGTCGGAGTGCGGTAGGCGGCGGGAACCGGGAGGTCAGTTTGGGCCGCAGTGTCGATCCAGCGGAAGAGGCCGCGGGTGCGATACGGGTTGTTGCCGCTCTGCTCTTGGCTTTCGCGGTCGGAGCAGAAGGCGGACTCCATGTCCCTTTTTGTTTCCAAAAGGGCCTTGCTTACGCCAACGGCGAGCGCCTTGCGACGGCCAATTCCGGCGATGTCGCTCGCCTCTTGGACGAACGTATCGACCTTAACGGCGCGGCGGAACATCTGCCCGCGGGCGCTCAGGAGGGCGCGGTTTTTGGAGGGATCGTCGAACGCGGAAACGTCTGCGTTGCTCAAGACGCCGTCGAAGGACGGGTCGTTATATTTGTCGGCTTGAAAACTGTAAACGGCCGCATTAGATATATCTTGGCCCTTTCGAGCCGCACTTACGAAGGGCGTGTTTTTAGCGTCGACGATAGTGATAACGTCGCTCAGGTCTTCACGTTGACCTACTGTAGGAAAAATAGTTCCAGCAGACATGATTGGTTGATTCTTTCTTTGTTTGGGTTAGCTAAGAAGACTCTCGGCGAAGGCCTCCAACGATTGGCGGTCGCCTCGTTCGTAGAGTCGTTTTGCAGCGTCTTTGCTGCTTGTCTTGGTGGCAGATTTGGCTGCGCTAACCGGGGATGCAGGTGTGGGAAGTTTGGCTTCTGATTTTGCTGA